TATCCTTAAAAGATAGAAGAAGATTAAGAATCATAGTTAAAAAGGTTCACCTTAAAAATTATCCGACTCATATGATCACCGATTATGAGGCAGACAAATTAGTTGAAGCGTTTGGCGAAGAAACAGTTTATAATATGCTGAAGTCAAACGTAGGAACTAATGTCGATTAATTTCAAATATAAACCAGAAGGCAATACATTAAAGACCTTTATGAAGTCCAATGACTTCTTTAGAGGTATCAGAGGCCCAGTAGGAAGTGGTAAATCTGTGAGTTGCTGTATAGAAGTGTTTAGAAGATCACTCCTTCAGAAAAAAAATAAAAGTGGGATAAGAAAATCAAGATGGGCAGTTATTCGTAATACCAATCCTCAATTAAAAACCACAACAATTAAAACGTGGTTGGATTGGTTTCCCGAAGATCAATGGGGAGATTTCGCCTGGTCAGTTCCTTATACTCATTTAATTAGAAAAGGAGATGTTGAAATTGAAGTTCTATTCCTTGCTCTTGATAGGCCTGAAGATGTTAAAAAACTTCTATCACTTGAACTTACAGGTGTGTGGATTAATGAAGCCAGAGAGATACCTAAGAGCATTATTGATGCTTGTACTATGCGTGTTGGCAGGTATCCATCAATGCGTGATGGTGGAGCAACCTGGTATGGAGTTATCGCAGATTCAAATGCACCTGAAGAAGATCATTGGTGGCCCATAATGGCAGGGGATGTTCCTGTTCCCGATCATTTTAATAGAGATCAAGTCTTAATGTTAATTAAGCCTGACAACTGGAGTTTCTATACCCAACCTCCAGCTCTCCTTGAAAAAAAAGATAAAGATGGATCTACAACAGCATATGATCCTCACGATTTAGCAGAAAACAAAAACAATCTAACTCCTAAATATTACGATAATATTATTAGAGGTAAAACAAAAGGATGGATAGATGTTTATGTTTTAAATAAATTAGGATCTATTGAAGAAGGTAAACCTGTCTATCCAAACTTTAAACAAGAGCTGCACGTATCTACTAAAAAATTAGAACCTAATCTATCTCAACCAATATGGATAGGAGTAGACTTTGGATTAACTCCTGCTGCTGTCTTTGCTCAAAGACTTGTTACGGGTAGATGGTTAATTCTAGATGAGCTTGTTTGTTTTGATATGGGAGTATCAAGATTTTCAGAACTCTTAAGAGGAGAGATCTTTAAAAATTATAAACCTTATGAAGTTATGATTTATGGAGATCCTGCTGGAGATTTTAGATCTCAAACTGATGAGAGAACTCCATTTCAAATTATGAGAACTTATGGTTTAAAATCTAGACCAGCTCCAACTAATGATGTTGCTTTAAGAATAGAAGCAGTAGATACAGCTCTTTCTAGATTATTAGATGGTAAGCCTGGTTTCTTGCTAGACACTAAATGTATTAATTTAAAAAAAGGATTTAATGGTGGATACCATTATAGACGGATACAAACTTCAGGAGATCGCTATGATGAGAAACCTTTAAAGAATAGATACTCTCACGTTCACGATGCTCTACAATATTTATTAATGGGAGCTGGTGAAGGGAGAACTTTATTATCAGGTAAACATCAAAACCAACCTACCATCGTTAATAAAGATTGGGATGTGTTTGCTAAACAAAAAAACAAAAGGAAGACTAAAAAGATATGGGATATCTTCAGAAAGAATGGTTAGTCTATTTTTACGAAGCTCCTGATCATCCTTATCAGGATGCAATGAAGTTTCTTAAAAAAGGATTCAAACATTGTGGAGTATTAGGATTTAATCCAGAATTACAAAAATGGGTTCATTTAGAATGGACACACGCAGGAATACGTCATACTGCTTTAGCAGAAGATGAAATTACAAAGATTTTAAAATTTATGTCTGACTATGAAATCATTATATGTCCTGTTCGTAATGAATGGCAATTGTTAAGAATTAAAGATTTTACTTGTGTAGCCTTTGTAATGAGATTAATAGGTTTCTATAAGTGGTATATCTTTACTCCTTATCAATTGTTTTGTGCGTTGCGTAAAGCTGGATATTCGTCATTTTATAAGACAAATGGCCAAAAAAAAGAAAAGAACCCACGCACAGATAATAGATGAAATTAGAGAACTTCACGATCAAGAAGATGAATTACTTGATGAACTTGAAAACACTTGCTGTAGTATAGAGGATCAGGCTTTTAGTAAACGATTGGAGGATGAATAATGGCACACGAATCTTGGCATAGGGGAACAATAAATGGTTACAAAAGTTAAGAAAAATAAAGAATATCTTAATAAAATGCCAGTTTTAAGACCTGGTAAAGATATAATATATCCAACGCCTAAATTACCTGGACAATATAGTCCAGAAGATAAAGCAAGATTTTTATATGAAGCAAAAGTTCCAGGATCTGTTAAAAAAGAATTTGAAAGATTAAGTAAAATAAAAAAGAAGAAATAATATGGGCGGAGTAACTAGAATATTTAAAAAGCCGAAGCCACCACCAAGAAATTTAGCTTTAGAAAGACAACTGGCTGAAGCTCAACAAGCTGCTACAGCTAGAGCTAATGCTCTTGCAGCTGATGAAGCAGAGCAAGAATATAAACAAGCTAAAGGTTTATATGGTTCAAGATCTTTGTTTGGTCGAGCTGGTGGACGTGGCTACTTTGATACAGTATAAGGAGGACATATGTCAGATAAATTAAAGAATATTTGGAAACAAAGTAAGACTAAAGATTATACAACTATAGAACCAACTCAAAAATCAAGTCTTTATAAAAGATTTAAAAGATCTATTAATAGAGATACTATTCCTGATGAAATTAAAGAAAGAAAAAATCAGCCTTTAGTAAGAGATTATAATTTGAGTAAGAATAGAGCTGTACAATTAATTCAAAAGAAATTTACTAAAAAAGGTAAGAAGGCTGTAGAAGATTTAAAATTAAAAAGTTTAAAGAAATAAATTATGGCATATGTGGATATGACAGACGATCCAGCATATGGATCACTAGATAGAGCAACAGGTATCCTTAAACAATATAAGGAAGCTCAAAGTATAAAAGAACATTGGAAAGATAAGTTTGAGGAAGCATATGAATATTGCTTACCTAATAGAGAATCTTTTTATGATGAAGCTCCAGGTCAAAGACGTACAGATAAAATCTTTGATGAAACAGCAGTAGTCGGAGTTCAAGAATTTGCATCAAGACTTCAAGCAGGAATTACTCCTACCTTTGCAAGATGGGCAGATTTTCAAGCAGGATCAAATATACCTGATGAACAAAAATCATTTATCAATCTTGAATTAGATAAAATAACTAATTACGTTTTTCAACTTTTACAAAATTCTAACTTCAATCAAGAAGTACACGAATCCTTTATGGATTTAGCAATAGGTACTGGTGTGATGTTAGTGGAAGAAGGTGATGCTGTTAATCCTATTAAATTTACAGCAATTCCTTTACCACGGGTTTGTTTAATGAATGGGCCTGATGGAAAGATAGATACTATTTATAGAACAAGAATTGTTAAACCTGATGAAGTAACATTACTTTATCCTAGAGCAGTTCTTCCTGAAAACTTTGATCCATTAAAACAAAAGAAACAAATTAAAATTGTTGAAGCTATTTACAAAATTTATGAAGACAATGTAGAAAAATATAAATTCTGCGTTGTTATGGAAAATCCTAAAGCAATATTATTAGAAGAAACTTATACAGGAGAAGGTTCTAATCCTTATTTAGTTTTCAGATGGAATAAAGCTTCTGGAGAAGTCTATGGTAGAGGCCCAGTATTTAATGCAATGGGTGCAATAAAAACCTGCAATCTTACCATAGAATTAATATTACAAAATGCACAAATGTCTGTAAGTGGAGTATATACTTATGAAGACGATGGTGTTATAAATCCAGATAACATCTCCCTTGTACCAGGTTCTTTAATTCCTGTAGCTCCTGGGAGTAAAGGACTGATACCAATTGCGGCAGCATCTAACTTTGATGTTGCCCAATTGATATTACAAGATATGAGAGCTAATATTAAGAAAGCTCTTTATATGGAAGCACTAGGAAGACCTGAAGGAACTCCAATGACAGCAACAGAAGTTTCTGAAAGAATGGCAGATCTTTCAAGACAAATAGGATCTTCATTTGGTAGACTTCAATCTGAATTTATTAATCCATTATTAAAAAGAATTATTAGAATATTATCTAAACAAGGTAGAATAACTATACCAAGTGTTGATGGTAAAGAAGTTAGAATAGCTCCAAGATCACCATTAGCACAAGCTCAACACCTACAAGATGTTGCAGATGTTACAAGATTTAATGAAATTATAGCTGGTACTTTTGGCCCACAAATGATAAACGTAATTGTGAACCAAGCTGAAACAGCAAAATATTTAGCAGAAAAAATGAATCTACCTGAGAAGTTGATAAGAGATGAGTCGGAACAACGAAGAATCGTTGAACAGATTAGCGAACTACAAAATCAAGCACAAGCTAATGGTGCAGCAGCACCTGGACAAGCACCGACTGAATAATGTCTTGGGATGCTTTAAAAAATCAAAAAGATAAACCAGTTCCTACAAAAAGTATTGATGGTTATTTAAGAACCGCAGAAGATGAAAGGTTATTAAATAAACATTTTGCTAATCTCTTTAAAGGAGATGAAGGAAAGAAAGTCTTAGACTACTTAAAGTCTATTACTACAGAAGCTGTTGCTGGGCCTAACATCACCAGTAACGCCTTATTCCATATAGAGGGAATGAGATTTTTAATAGGTGTTATTACTACACGGATAAAAAAAGGAGAAAAAGATGGCCGATGATAATGTTGAG